GACATCAAAAAAGCAACACGTTATAAAACACAAAAGGCAGCACAAAAACAACTTGATGTAATGATTAATAACTATTCTGATTACGCAAACTTGTTAACTATTGTTCAAGAATCTATTGATTAAAAATATATAAATAAGTTGTATTTACTTAATCTTATTTAATAATATATTGAGGGTTTAATATGTTTGGTTTGTTGGGTACATTATTTGGCGGTTCAGAAACAGCAGTTAAGTCAATTGATTTAATATCAAGTTCTGTAAGGGGGATTGGTGGATTTATTGACGAACAAAACTTTACTACAGAAGAAAAGGTAAAGGCAAATCTTGAATTAAATAGACTTAATCAAGAATTGGTAAAAGCTACAATGAGTGAAAATTCTATTCGCTCAATAACTCGTAGAATACTCGCATGGTCTATCATGGGGTCATTTCTATTTCTTATCATGTTTTCTGCTATCATATATGGAATTACTTTTCCGTCTGATGTAGATGGCGCGTCATTCGGCGGTCAATGGGCAAATCATGTTATGGGTGTTGCAGGCGAATTATCTAATATGGCTTTAGCCGTATCTATATTTTATTTTGGTTCTGCATTAATAGGATCTAAATCAAAACCATAATATAATTGACATTACAATATATTTGTTGTATAATATATATTATGAACTATATAGATTTAAAATATATTAACCTTATATCTGTCAGATTAGACAGGTTTAAAAAGAAATCAGCATCTGAATATAACTTCAGGTGTCCTTTTTGTGGTGACTCCGAAAAATCAAAAACTAAGGCTCGTGGTTGGATAATAGAAAATAAACAAGAAGCTTTCTATTATTGTCATAATTGTAATATATCACAATCTATGTATAATCTTATCAATAAACTTGATGTGACTTTATCTAAACAATATTATTTTGAGAAATTCAAATCAAAACATGAAGTCAAAAAAGAACTTGTCACAGAGTTTGACTTCCATAAACCTGTATTTAATACAAATATTTTATCAAGAGTAGCAATAAGTTTGTCTGAGTTGCCTTCAACTCATATAGCAATAGAATACGTCAAATCTAGAAAAATTCCAAAGTCTTCTTATTCTAAACTCTATTATATTGATAGATTCAATAAACTTGATAATGAGTCATCTATAAAAGATGAAAGATTGATCATACCATATCACAATAAAGAACGTAGGCTTGTTGGGTTTACTGGAAGAGCATTAAAAAATTCTGGCATGAGATATGCTAATGTATCATATACAGATGAGCAATTATTTTATGGTTTGAATGATGTTGACTTCAAAAAAGATATATATATTGTTGAGGGTGCTATAGACTCAATGTTTATTAGTAATGCTATAGCTGTAAATAATTCGAATTTGTCAAGGGTTTCTAGTATTGTCGATAAAGAAAGATGTATATTAATTCCTGATAAAGAACCAAGAAATAGAATAATTGTTAAAAATATTAAGAAATTTATTGATATGGGATATAGAGTATGTTTGTTGCCAGATATAATTAAAGGTAAAGATATAAATGAGTATGTGTCGAACGGCATTGAATTACCAGAACTACAAAGAATTATAGATAATAATATATATTCTGGTATGATTGCAAGCTTAAAACTAACGGAATGGAAGAGGTCATAAATGGATGATTTTAGAAAATATTATCAATGTGACGGTTGTGGAGCAAGTTTCAAGGTGTCACATTCACTAGAAGAAGATAAGTATAATGTAATTTGTTGTCCATTTTGTGGAGAAGATGAATTTTTTGAAGATGATATAGAGGATGATTATTAATGATTTTAATTGATTCAAGCCAAATGTTTATTGCAAACATGATGGTTCATATGTCATATAATGACAACAAGGTTGATATACATGCATATAAGAAATCTATATATGAGTCTATTTTAAATTATAATAAAAAATATAGTTCTAAATATGGAGATGTTGTGTTGTGTATTGATGCAAAAAAACCTTGGAGAAGAGAAGTATTTGATAATTATAAAGCAGTAAGAAGAAGTAATAAGAAAAATGATACGAAAAAAGATTGGGGTCTGGTGTATGATACAATCAATACTGTTAAAATAGATCTTATAGAACACTTTCCATTTAAGGTTGTCGAATGCCCAAGAACAGAGGCTGATGATGTAATAGCAGTGTTAGTTAAAAATACAAGAGAACCAACACTAATCGTGTCATCGGATAAGGATTATTTTCAACTACATAGGTATAGTCATGTAAAACAATATAGTCCTATGACTAAAAAACTGGTATCGCCGAGTCAATCTGCATCTAATTATCTTAGAGAACATATTATTAGAGGTGACAGAGGTGATGGTGTTCCTAACCTTTTATCTGATGATTCTGTGTTCGTTGATGGAGGAAGACAAACCCCCATATCAAAGAAAAAAGTAGAATGTTGGATTGGACATGATCCAAAAGAATTTTGTGATAATGAGATGTTAAGAAATTTTCAGCGGAACGAGTTATTGATTGATTTTGATTATATCCCAGAGGATATAGTACAATCTATATTAACGACATTTTCTGAAGTGAAGATAAATAAGAAGTCTAAGTTATTAGATTATTTTATTACAAATAGATATAAAAACTTTATAGCTGAAATTGATAATTTTTAGGAGATATAATGCAATATACTATTCATGAAATGTTAACTGATGTTTCAAAGGGAAATACGAAGATTTTAAAAACAGAACGATTAAAGAAATATGATACGCCAGAACTTAGAGCATTAATGAAAAGTTCGTATGATCCGAATATTAAATGGTTGTTGCCAGACGGGGATGTTCCATATAATAAATCCGAAGCACAATTAGGTGATGGCCATAGATTTTTGGTTTCAGAGATATCATCACTTTATAATTTCATTCAGGGTGGAAATAATAAAATTAAGCAGAATAAACGAGAAGATATGTTTATTCAGATTTTAGAATGTCTACATTCAAGTGAGGCAGAAGTATTAATTTCTGCTAAAAACAAATCTCTTCATCGTAAATATGTTATATCTGATGCGGTTGTTCGTGAAGCATTTGATTGGGATAAAAATTATACGAGGAAATAATGCCAACATATACATTAAAAGAAATAAAAACTGGTATAGTATCTGATGTATTTGTTACGATATCGAGAATGGAAGAGTTAACAATTTCTGGTGAATATGAACAGATTATTGGATCGCCAACTATTGTAACGGGTGTTGGCAATCCGTTAAAGAATACACCTGAAGGATTTAAGGATGTGTTAAGAGAAGTAAAACTTAAGTCTCCTATGGCGACTATGGAAATCAACTAAAGGTCACTACATTGGCATCGAGAAAAAAAATGACTGTAAAAAAAGAGAATTTAATTAAAGTTGATCCTATAACAAAGGCTCAAGAGCAAACGGTAAATTCATATAATAAAGATAAACATTTATTTTTATATGGTTTTGCTGGTACAGGGAAAACGTTTATTACATTATATCATGCTTTACAAGAAGCTTTGACGGAACAAAAACAAGTGTATATAGTTCGTTCTCTTGTTCCGTCAAGAGATGTTGGATTTCTTCCTGGCACCATTGAGGAAAAATCTGAACTATATCAAGCACCATACAAATATATGGTTAAGTTTATGTTTGAACAACAATCTGATGATGCGTTTAATTCATTATACGGAAGACTTATTGAACAAGGAACGGTTAAGTTTCTTACAACATCGTTTATTCGTGGAATTACAATAGACAATGCTATTATTCTTGTTGATGAGTCACAAAATTTAACATTCTGGGAATTGAACTCTATTATCACAAGGGTTGGGCAGGGTTCTAGAATTATTTTTTGTGGTGATATAGATCAAACAGATTTAAATAAATCAGAGTCTTATGGATTTTCTAAAATGTTATCTATACTAGATACAATGGAGGAGTTCGATTGTATTGAGTTTGGATTGAATGATATTGTTCGTTCAGGGTTTATTAAGTCATATTTAATTGCTAAAATGAATATTGGTGCTTAAATTTTTATCGATAACATAATGTATAAATTGGAGGAAGAACGTGGAAAAATTACAAACTGCTAAGGTATTTTCAAAAATGATTGAAGATTTGTCAAATGAGCATTCTATGGCATTGTTGGATACTATTGTGTGGTATTGTGAAAAAAATGAGATAGAAGTTGAATCTGCTGCAAAACTGTTAACAACTACACTAAAAGAAAAATTGTACTATGATGCGTCTAAACTTAAAATAGTAAAAAGAAATTCAGAACTACCTTTATGAATGATGTTTGGAATGAATATGAGGCTTGTAAACATTATATAGCTATAAAGAATCATTTTTCAAAAGATAGTTATAATTTTCTGGGGTTGTCTAATACATATAGGGGGTTGGGGTTTAATTATTCGGTTACAAATTATAATAAAAGGAAAGATAAATTTTTTTTCAGGAAAGCATCACGCTATCATAATAAAGAAGAGTTTATAAAATATGTTATATCTAATATAATATATGGAACATCTTCAAAATATCAACTAGACTCACTTCATATGTCTTCCTTGACTGAAGAAAATTATAACAAATTGAAATGTAATATTGAAAGCTTATTTTATAGATTCTGTAACGATATAAATGATGTTCTAAGTGCAACAGATTCTTTTGAGAATATATTTGATTGTTCTAATGGTAAGATGCCTATATTATTACAGAGGAATGTGTCTATTGAAACTCTTACAATTTTAGATAAATTTGTTAGGTTTTCTAAAACCTTTGATGGTAATGCAGTTTATTACTGGCCATCTATAGGATATAAGGTTAAAAATTATAATATGTTTCTTGAGTATTTTACGTTATATGATACAGTAAAATATAAAATGGCTTTAATGAATAAAATTAAAGATTGTTACGGAGATAGACATGAACAAAACAGAAGAAATTGAAATTTTGCAAAATGAAAATGAAGAATTAAAGCACACAATTAAAGATTTACAGTATGATAATGCTGAACATCAAAAAAAGGATGGAGTTCTTTGGAATTCTATAAATGATGGACAAAGGAAAAATAATGGAATTAACTGAACAATCTGTTAAATTATTAAAAGATTATTATATGCGTGATGATGAGAAAACTCCAGAGGAAGCTTTTCACAGAACATCAGAAGCGTTCAGTAATGGGGATAAGAAATTTGCTAACCGTATATATTCATATATTGATAAAAATTGGTTTATGTTCTCATCGCCAATCCTATCCAATGCCCCACGAAAAGACGAAAAGGTAAAAGGTCTTCCGATATCTTGTTTCCTTGGATATGTACCAGATTCCCTAGATGGTCTTATTGAGCACACATCAGAACTTAGATGGTTATCCGTTAAAGGTGGTGGTGTCGGTGGTCATTGGTCTGATGTTAGATCTGTATCTGACATAGCTCCAGGCCCTATCCCATTCCTACATACTGTTGATGCAGATATGACTGCATATAAACAGGGTATTACTCGTAAAGGTTCTTATGCCGCATATCTAGATATCTCTCATCCTGACATCATGGAATTTATGTCACTAAGAATCCCTACAGGTGATGTTAATAGAAAGTGCTTGAACATTCATCATGGTGTTAATGTACCTAATGCATTTATGGTGGCAGTTGAAGATGATTTGATATGGGAATTAATTGATCCAAAAACTGGTAATAAAACCGATACTATTATGGCTCGTGAGTTATGGGAGACTCTATTAGAAACAAGATATCGTACAGGGGAACCTTATATCTATTTTATTGATAAAGCTAATGAAGCTTATCCTCAAACACAAAAGGATAAAGGTCTATTTTCAAGAGGTTCTAATTTATGTATTGAAATAACGCTTCCAACTAATAAGGAAAGAACTGCGGTGTGTTGCCTATCATCATTAAACCTAGAGATGTATGATGAATGGAAAGATTCTATGCTTGTAGAAGATATTACTGTATTCTTAGATAATGTAATACAATACTTTATTGATAATGCCCCAGTTGAGATATCCAAAGCAAAGTATTCTGCAATACAAGAACGTTCTATTGGTATTGGGGCAATGGGTTGGCATAATTTATTAATGAAGAAATCTATTCCGTTTGAGTCTCAAGCAGCTGCAGAACTGAATGAAGAAGTGTTCGCTCTTATTAAAGAAAGAGCAGTTAGTATGTCGGAGATATTAGGTGAAGAGCGTGGTGAATGTCCTGATATGGAAGGTACAGGTAGACGTAATGCTAATCTATTAGCAATAGCACCAAATGCAAATTCTTCCTCAATTGCTGGCACATCTCCCTCAGTTGAACCTATTAAAGCTAATGCGTTTGTGCATAGAACTAGAGCAGGTTCACATTTAATTACTAATAAGTTTTTAGAAAATTTGTTAGATGAAAAAAATCATAACAATGAATCTATATGGAACTCTATTATAACTAACAATGGTTCTGTTCAACATTTAGATTTTTTAACAGATCATGAGAAAGATGTATTTAAGACTGCTATTGAGATTGATCAGAATGCTATTGTTCGTTTAGGTGGACAAAGAGCAAAGTATATATGTCAGTCACAATCTCTTAATGTATTTTTTCCTGCGGGTATTGATAAGAAGTATATACATGATGTGCATTATAATGCATGGAAATATGGTAATAAATCATTATATTATTTAAGAACAGAGACATCAAATAGAGCAGAGGTGTTGTCTAGAAAAGTTGAACAAAATACAATGAAAGATTATATAGAACCATTTTCTGGACAAGATTTATTATCTAGGGTTTCTGATGAGTTTTCTTTACAAGAAGATTGTGTAGTGTGTCAGGGGTGATGGGCGTATTAAAATTGGATGGATTAAAATGAATAAAGATAAAAATATAGATATAAAAAACAAGGTAAATTGTTTATTAATGGAATCAGATTGGACTCAAATGCCAAATGCTGATCTGTCATTGATTGAACTTGAAGCTTGGGATATGTATAGACTTAAACTTAGAAATTTTCTAGATGAAATTTATCAACATGAATTGGCGTCTGATCAATGTGTAGATAATCCGACATGGCCAGATAAACCAGAGAGGATATAAATTGAAAATTGAATTATACTCAAAGCCGATGTGTTCATTTTGTGAGTCTGCAAAAAATTGGTTTGATAAACATAATGTAAGATATAATATATACGATATTACAATTGATTCCGATGCCTTAGAAAGATTTATAGAACTCGGTCAGAGGACTGTGCCACAAATTATTATAGATGGAAAACATCTTGGTAATTATGATACATTGATGGATAATAAGGAGCTATTCTTATTTAATAAACCTGTTAATATGACAACAGCATCAGAGTCATATAAACCATTCCGATACCCGTGGGCGGTAGAATTAACAAAAAGACACGAACAATCACATTGGATTGAAGATGAAATTGATCTTTCTGATGATGTATCTGATTGGAAATCTCCTAATAAATTAACACAAGAAGAAAAGAATTATATCATCCAAGTGCTTCGTTTATTCACTCAGTCTGATGTTGCAGTTGGTCAGAACTATTATGATTTTTTTATTCCAAAGTTGAAGAATAATGAGATCCGTAATATGTTAGGATCGTTTGCAGCTCGTGAAGGTATACATCAAAGAGCATATGCACTATTGAATGATACTCTAGGTCTACCTGAATCAGAGTTTCATGCGTTCTTAGAATATAAGGAAATGGCAGATAAAGTTGAGTTTATGAGAGATAATGATAACTCTAATTATTCTAATCTAGCATTAGCAGTAGCCAAATCTGTATTTTCTGAGGGAATAAGTTTATTTGCATCATTTGTTATGCTACTAAACTTCCAAAGATTCGGTAAAATGAAAGGGATGTGTAAAGTAGTTGAATGGTCTATTCGTGATGAAACAATGCACGTTGATGGTATGACTCAGATCTTTAGAGGGTTCTGTGAAGAACACCCAAGAGTAGTGACAGATGATTTTAAGAAACAAATATACTCAATGTTAAGACAGGTTGTTGAACTAGAAGATAAGTTTATTGACTTAGCTTATGATGGGTGTGTGGAAATTGATGAGCTTGGGAGAGATGATGTTAAACAATATATAAGACATATTGCAGATAGGAGGTTATTACAGTTAGGATTAAAACCTAATTTTAAAGTAAAGGACAATCCACTTCCGTGGCTTGATTGGGTATTGAATGCTCCCGATCATACAAATTTCTTTGAAAATCGTGTTACGGAATATGAGGTTGGTTCATTAAAAGGAACGTGGGGTGATGTCTATAATATGAGTTGAAAAGGAAAATAGATGGGATGGATTTACAAGAATAAGAAATATGACCCTAAAAATTTAGATCCAAAGGTAATATATGGATTTGTATATGAAATAACCAATCTTGATAATAGGAGAAAATATATAGGTAAGAAGTTCTTCTGGGAAACAAAGTCGTATCAAAAGAACTTAAAAAGGAAAAAAAGGAAAGTTGAGTCTAATTGGCGTGATTATTATGGTTCATCTGATGTGTTATTAGAAGATTTGGTTGATATAGGTAAAGATAGATTTGATAGAAGGATACTCAGATTGTGTAAAACTAAGTCGGAATGTGCATATTTTGAGGCTAAATATCAATTTGAGAATAAAGTTCTTGAATCAGAGGAGTATTATAATTCGTGGATAATGGTTAAAGTTAGGAAGGCTCATCTAACAAAGTTGTAATATTTATTTGACAATAACGACTAAAAGGTGTATAATAAATAATATACAAATAGAGGGTATGAAATGAAAATAGAATATATTGATCATATGGGGGATGATATTTCTGTAGTTAATTCTGCTAGAGTCTCTTTTAATAAGACATCTCAAGGTGTTGGTGTTGATAAATTTATCAATCAAGAAGATGGAGATGACTTATGTACTCTATCAGCATTCGTCCCTACGTTAAATGATGGTGATGCGAAATTAATTAGATTTCTTGCTAAACATAATCATTTCACACCCTTTACTCATGCTATAGTTACAATGAGGGAAAGTGTACCTATATTTGTCGCAAGACAACGGTTTAAACATGTTGTTGGATTTACATATAATGAATTATCTAGACGATATGTTTCAGATCCGCCGGATTTTCATGTGCCAGAGAATTGGAGATATAGACCAGATAATGTTAAACAGGGGTCTTCTGATACTGAATTTATATCAAAATTTAATAATTCTACAATTACTGAAAATTCTTCTATTGATAAAGCATATATGCTTTATCTTTTTAAAGCTAAAACCTTATATGATAATATGATTAATTCGGGGGTTTGTCCTGAGCAGGCAAGAATGGTTCTGCCACAGTCTATGATGACTGAATATTATGTAACAGGATCCTTGATGGCTTGGGCTCGTGCATACAATCTTAGAAAGAGTCCAACTGCTCAATTAGAGATTCGTGATTTAGCGAGTAAATGGGATAAAATTATGGGCGTATTATTTCCTGTGTCATGGGAGGCCTTAACTAGTGATTCTTTATAATGTTGAAGTTCCAACAACACTTGAATCTTTTTTAAATTAATGTGGAGATTATAATGACAAAAGAAATTTTAGAAAGAGCGTGGAATGTGGGCAGAACTATAAAAGTTCGTTATAAAAAATATGATATGGATTGGGTTACTCTTCCTAAGCAACAAGATTTTGGTATGTCAGAATATAAAACTTTAAAATGGGATATAGATACTTATGAATATATAATTAAGGATAATCATTGATTGACTTTTATAAGCTTAACGTAAAAAGGTTGAGTTCAACTGCAAAGTTACCGACAAGGGGTTCTGATTTTGCTGCTGGATATGATTTGTATGCTTCATTGGAAACTGATATTGTTATATATTCTGAAACTAGAGAATTAATAGATATCAATATAGCACTTGAAATACCAAAAGGATATGTTGGTATTATCAAACCACGTTCTGGATTAGCATTAAGATATGGTATTGATGTTTTAGCAGGGGTAATCGACTCTGACTACCGTGGGCCAGTGGGTGTTATTTTACAAAATGAAGATTCTGATGAACCGTTTGTTGTTTCGTGTGGTGATCGAATAGCTCAAATTGTTTTTATTGAGCATGGTTCCCCTGAAATTATAGAGGTTGAATATTTTAGTGATACTGTGAGGGGTTATGATGGATTTGGGTCTACGAGGGGATATGATGAATTCGGATCTATGGGTGAATAGAAATGTTTAAACATCTGAAAGATCAAGGCTATAATGGAAAACTACTTTCTAATAATTTGTTTTATTATGATGATCTAAAGTCTGTAACTTCAGACTCAGGAAGAAAATATGTTACTCCTTTTGGAAAAGAATATCCTTCTATTACTACGGTATTGTCGTTATTGTCTAAGGATTCTATTGATGCGTGGAAGAAACGTGTGGGTTATGATAAAGCAGAAAGGATATCTAAAAAAGCGTCTAGCAGGGGAACTCAAGTCCATGAACTCATCGAAAAGTATCTGGCTAATAGCGATACTTATTCTAGAGGATATTTTCCTAATATAATGTCATCACTTCATGATATTAAATCGGAACTTAACAAATTAGGTATTATATATGCACAAGAGTGTGCATTATATTCAGATCATTTAGGGATAGCAGGCAGAGTTGATTGTGTTGCCGAGTATGATGGTGAGTTATCTATTATAGACTTTAAAACTTCAGCTAAGTTAAAAAAGAAAGTATGGATTGAATCATACTTTCTTCAATGTACAGCTTACTCTATAATGTGGGAAGAGCAAACTGGGATTCCTATAACGAAGTTGGTTATTATGATAGCAGTCGATGGTCATAGTCCACAAACATTTATAGAACATCGTGATAATTGGACTGATAAGTTAAAAGAAACTATAGAGTTATATAAATCAGGACAAGTGTGATATTATGGTGGATAAAAAATATGATTTGTTATGAAAATTAATAATTATATTAATAAATTGGGAACGGTTTTAGGTGTTATCGCAGCAATATTATTGTCATTAAATATATCTATTAGCCAATATTCTTTTATATTATTTGGAATTTCTTCTATTCTTTGGTTTATTTATGCTTATAATATAAAAGAATATTCGTTAATGTGGATGAATATTTTTTATTTTATTATAGATTTATTTGCAGTTTATAGGTGGATTATGTAAAAAAAGACTTGACAAGTCCATAATATAATGGTATAATGTTATTTTAATTATTAATATTTTGGTGGACTATGTATAATTTGTTATGTATTATATTGATTGTATTAGGAGGGTTAGTTGTAATGGGTGCTGTTGGTTCTGAAACATTTAGTATTATGGAGATGGTTCTTTATTCTGTAACTGGTATGGGCGCAGTAATTTGTGGTGGTATTCTATATGAGGATTATGAATGAGTATTGAATTTGACCTATATAATCTCACATTTAACGAATTTAAGAAAAAATATGGATATAAATATATAAACATTTGGGTTGCTGAGAAAGAGATTGATGTTCTTGATTTTATACCACTAGAGGATGATGTTAAATATGAAATTAAATAATATTATTAGTTTAGAACCTCTTGATTCGTATTTGTGTGACATTAATATATTTCCGAATCGAAATGTAACAAAGATAGTTGCTTCAATAGTAGTTTGTAATAACCGTGGAGTGTTTTCAAGTTTTTTAAATAGAAATGAGGTTCGTGAATTCTATATAGTTCATGATGATACCGAAGTTTATAATATATATGACGCTACATTAAATCTTCAGAACTTTGCGGATTGGGATCCAGAAAACACATTATTGTATAAACAGTTAGCTAATGCTTGTATGATAGATGTATTAGAAGAAAATTTTAACTTATAGGAAAAAAAATATTATGGCAGAAGAACAGAATGATCAGATTATAACTTTTGACGATGTAGAATATAAATATTCTGAATTGACTAATAAAGGAAAGGTAGCAGTAAATCAGTTGAGTATTATTGAATCTGATATTGTGCAGACATCCATGTTACTTGATAGATATCAAGCGGCAAAGGAGACTTTTATTAAGTTATTAAAAACTTGTTTAGAAGAAGAAGCAGCACCAGAATTAGAAGAAGAAGTAAAACCAGAATAAGTAGAATAAAGTAATATATTTCTTGGAACACTCTTTGTATTGTCATTATAAATAATATTATGGTAATACATTGAGTGTTTTTTTATGCCTGATGATAATACTAAAAAATATAAATAGTTAAAATACTAAGAGGAAGTTATGTCTATATCTAATTTATACATCGACCAAGGAAGTGATTTTTCCACAACTATAACGATAAACGATTCTGCTGGATCTGCGTTAGATTTGACTAACTACACGGCATCAGCACAAATACGAAAAACATATTCTTCATCTACATACACTACTTTTACGACAACATTTGACACAAATAGAATAACTGGTAAAATAAAATTATCACTCACAAACACACAAACTGTTGCATTAAAGTCTGGATTGTATGTTTATGATGTATTAATATCAGATATTAATTCGGTTAAAACTAGAGTGGTTGAAGGATCAGTAACAATTAGCCCAATGGTGACACAATAATGACGATAACAGCGACAGTAGGTAGTTCGACTAATACATCTGCTACAGTTAGTGCTTCTAATAAGAGTCAAGTTGTATCTGTAACAGTGCCTGGCCCGAAAGGTGATTCAGGTACAATTGTTGCTGGTGCTGATTTAAATATAAGCGACTTAGCAGATATAAACACAACAGCATTGACGGATGGATCAATGCTAATG